TATTAATATGCCTTGATTATATATTTGACTTTGTGAAACTCTTGTATGATAGGAACTTGTATGTTGGGTTTCATCTTGACGCTAGGAATTGGTTTCTTGATATTCTGATTAAGAGTGAATGTACCAGTATTCAACACATATCCAACTGGTGGTGTGTTACCAACAAATTGATTATTGTCAAAACTGACGTTAAGTGTAGTACCAAAACCACCCAATCCTGTTTTGAAAAGACCAGGACCATTTTGGTTACCATAACTATAATCTTGCGTTGGATCTAAAACAGGAGTTAACCCCATTAGGTGATTGTGAGAAGAAGTTGTAGTGTCACTATCTTCTAGAATTGCTGGTGGAGTATATGCCTCAATTCTAAATCTTGATCCAGTAACATCAATAGCAGCAGAAACAGCAGTTGGTCCACCACCAGTTGTTCCATATACATCGTCTGGATATCTCTTCAAGTTCAGATGATTTCCTGCTACTGATACAACATCGTCAGAGTTAAGACTGTTGAAAGGTGATGGCCAGAATACTTTCGCAGTTAGTGTCAAACTAGCTGTTCCTGGAGGATCTCCCTCTTCAAGAGGAGCGTCTCCAAATGTTCCTGCCCATTCAACAATGCGTTCCTTAAAACTTCTACCTTCATTTGACTGAAGAATATCATCCCAAAGTTGATCGAAGTACAGAGCATTGCCACCTGGTTGAGTTTTTGATTTCAACTCTGACAGATATAGTGGATACCATACATCAGGTTGCTCTCGATAAATTTCATCTTCAGCAATACCACCGCCACCAATGAAGTTAATGTATGTACCAGTTGATTTATTCACCTGTCCTAGACCACTATTAGCAAAAACTTGACTGTTCCATGGAATCAATCCTGTACCACCAAATCCTTCAGCAGTAAATGCAGTAACAAATAGGTGACTATGTGTAGGAACATCAATGATTTTCTCCTGTAACTGTCCAATCTGTGCAGTTACCGTACCATTAACAGTAAACTCAACGTCAGCTTGAATTGGTGCATTGAATTGTGTCTTAACTGTACCAAAGTTAAAGAAGTTACTCTCGGTGCCTTCATCAGAATTGATTACTGGTGTTGACGTTACTGTTAATACTTTAATGCCAGGAGAAAGTATAACAGTGCCACCACCAGGTGCAGCAGTGGAGAATCCAATGTCCATCAAATCCCCAGATTGATATCCAGTACCAGGATCTAGTATTGACACAACTGTAACTCTTGTATCATCTGGATTACCTGATCCATCCAAATCATTTGCTTCTGCTCTAACTCGCAGTCGTAGTCCACTACCAGTACCACCAAGAACTAAAACATCCTCCTCTTGAGATTCACCGAATGCAGTCCAATAGTCAGGATTACCACCCTCACCTCTATTTACATATTGACCGACTGTTCTTTCAATATATTCAGCATCAACAGAAGGTTTATTCTGCCACAATGCAAATGTCTGAACCTTACCTTCAGCTTGTGAACCACCTTGCAGTATTTGCTCATAGGGATTATCACCAGCAACATCTACCTTGTCAACATACCACCACCCACCAGTGTTACCTGGTTCGTTGATGTTATTTGTTGGAAGGAAAGCAGATGATGATCTATTACCATCAACAACACCAACTCCAGTAAGTTTCCTGTTTCTATAGTCAGGAACTTTAAAGTGTGTAGTTCCAGTATTACCATTGGCATCAGACTGTCCATAATGTGTACCAATAACAGCAAACAAATCAAGGTATTCAGTTTTTGATAGTGGTCTACCATCACACTCAATGAAACCAGGATATCTAGAATCCAGGTCACCATCTATTGTACCATAAGATCCGTTTGGTTGCTTAAGAACGGAAAGAACTGTACCAATAGCAAGACCATCATCCTTCGCATTTCTTAATTGAACATCACCATTAGTATCTTCATATGTGTAAGAGTTCTTTCTACTATACCATGTTCCTTTTAATTCTGGCGCTGGTGGTGCTACGGCATATGTGGATACATTCCAAGTAAATTGATTACTAGCACCAGTACCTACAACAACAGTAGTGCTTACAGTGCTAGCAAGACCACTAGCGTTTAGATATAACTGAAAACTACTGTTAGCAGGTGTAAATGTTCTTGGTCCTACAACTGGTGTATCAAAGTCAATGGAAATGAGTACACCATTTGTGCCAGTGATTGTAATATCTCTATTGATACCAGTGACAGCAACAATAGAACTAACATATTGTCTATTAGGTGCCCTGTTAGTAAGATTATTTGGTGGTGTAAATGCTGCGTCAGTATCAGGACCAGTGTTTGTAACGATAGACCATGTAGGAATCTGTAGTGTACCAACTTTAATCGTGGTAGATACTGTACCACCAAATGTGGCATCGGATTTGTTATAGATCTGAATTTTATCACCATTACTCACATCTGTAGGGAAGATTCCGACAGAACTTTCACTACCATTATCATAGTAGATTTTAACTCTTGGTTCTGTACCATCTGTGGATACTAGTGTTACAGGTACAGTTACACCATTACCTAATCCAACGATACCACTAGCTGGTTTTACATCAGATGCAATCAAAGTATCCTCAAGTGCATCAAGTGCATCATTGAATACAAAGGATCCAGGCGTAGTAGATGGGAAACTACCAGTAGTAACACCCCAACTAGATCCAGCAACAGCATCACCAATACTCAAGAGATTTGTAGTGGTAGTAGTTGATGTTGCTGGTGTAGTTAATACTAACTGTATATACTCACCATTCTGGATGGTTGGGTTGGTACTAGAAGCAACAAATGTGGTGTTATCTAAAACATTATATCCTTCATCGTTTACAATAAAAGCATTGCTAGTAGAGATACCAATTAGAGCACCATTATCAGTATTGACTATTGCCTGGTCATTCAGACCAGTAACTCTTAAGATCTCACTATAAACATCTGTGTCAACTGGACTACCAATGATTTCGTCAAAATCAGGGAATGGTTCTGGAATGTTAGGTGGTTGTATTGCCGAGGTGATAGTCCATCTCTCGGTTCTAGCACCAATAGTTAAGTCAGCAACTCTTGTAAGACCACCAGTATCATTAGACTTCAGTCTTAACTGGACTCTATCACCATTTTGTACGAAGATATTACTAGATGGAATAACCCATGATCCAAAGTCTGCTTCACCTTGGTGTACTAACTGAATACGAACAGCATAGTCATCAATATTAGCTCCAAGATAAGATGATACTAGTGAAACACTAGCAGATGATCCAGGTGTTAATCCAGAAACTTCTATAATATCTTCTTGTGCTCTAGTACCATCACCATAGACATACATGATGTCTGGTGTTGCCTCATCTAATGGTGTAAATGGATATGGATCTGGTGCAAAATCTTCTGGAATCGTAGAGATATACCAGATTGTCTGCTGATCACCAATCTGAACCGTTACGCTTTGAGTTGTATCCCAAGCCGATGGCGCTTTAAACTTCAGGCGAATAGTTTGCCCTTCGCTTACATATACAGGTGTAGTTCCGAACGAAAAGGTCATTTACCGCAGGCGATGGTCACGATTTCTTTAGTATTTATCACATCTCTCTAACATCTTGGAATGTACCACCATCAACTTCAACTTGAATAGGATAGTTGGATTTAATCTCCACAGGGATGTCTACATCCTCAACAACAATTTGTTCACTAGTAACTATTGCATCAGGTGTAATGACTGGAAGTTCATCACGTAGTTTATCTTCTGATGATGGAATGTCAATAGCATCTGGTATTCGATCAATATTAATAGGAACTGTAACTACTTTGATAGATTGAAGTCCACCAGCTCCCTCACCATATAACTCATATCTGATAGAAGATGGTCCTCTATCATGATACGCAACAGTATCTGTATATGTACCACTAGCAGCAAAACCTAGATCCACAACTCTATCAGTTTCACTTAAATCAAGATCATACTCTTTAATCCTCAATTCATATGTTGTAGTTGCTCTCACTTGTTCATGGGATAATATAATATCATCACCATAATTTACTGATAGAGGACCAGCAAGATCAACTTCTGGTGGTTGTATTACAGTGATAGTAATTTGTTGACTATCAGTTCCACCTAGACCAGATGCAGTTGCAGTATATGTAGTGGTGATTGTCGGAGAAATAATTTGATTACTTACTAAATTAGTTGATCCAATTCCAGGAGTGATAGTCATGGTGCTAGCATCTCCAGTAGTAGTCCATCTCAATCTAGTGGTTTCTCCAATAACAATTGTAGAATTGTCAAGCGTTAATGTTACTTGAGGAGGTTGATATACGTACAATACAACAGAATTACTTCGATTACCGCCATATCCATATCCTGTTAACGTATAAGTCGTTGTACTAGTAGGAGATACCGTAATACTACCAGATGTACTAACAGACCCAATGCTAGTAATTGATCTAG